ATTCCAAAAAGTGATAGCTTTGCAGATGGCCTTGTCGGCCAGCTTAAAAATGATGAAAAGTCAGCACAATTAGATTTTCCATTTGATAATGAGGTTGGTAAACAACTAGAAACAGTTTTTAATCAAATTGGTAGTACATATCTTAAACAAGGATACGAGAGAGATTCAAAAGCTGAAGTTTTTCAGTGTTGGACAAATCATGCTTATGCTGGGGATTATAATCCTTATCACGATCATGGATGTCAAACGATTGCTGGTTTATCGGGGTTTCTTTGGTTGAAAATTCCAGAATGTATCGAAGACCTTCCAGAGACTCCAGACTCATTGGGTAATGCTAGTGGAGCAGTTGATGGATTTACTCATTTGATTTGGGGCCAAAGTAGTCGAAAAGATGTTCTACAATTGCACAGTCAAACTGAAGATTATGTAAAACCTATTGTTGGCGTAATGTTGGTATTCCCAAATTGGTTGAAACATCAAGTATTGCCTTTCTTTGGTGAGGGTGAAAGACGTTCTATAGCTATGAATTGGAACGTAAAAGATTCAGAACAGGAATTATTGAAACATTTATCGGAACGTGAGAAGAAAAATTATGAAGAACTTAAAAATTCTAAAGAAGTTAAAGATTGATTACAAGTACGGTGAAGATGAAACCCTAGTTGAACTTTCAAAATACATTGATTCCACTTATGATGAACATTATAGCAAGAATAATTTTCAGGCTACAGAGTTTATTATAGATGGTGGTCATGGTGAAGGTTTCTGTATCGGCAACATTATGAAGTATGCACAACGATATGGAAAAAAGAACGGTAAGGACAGAAGGGACTTGCTAAAAGTTATTCACTATGGTATTATAGCTTTATACATTAATGATATGGAGAACAGTGAAAATGAATGAACTTATAGAAGAAATCCAAATGTTAAAAGATGAAAATGCAACTCTTAGAAGTTTTTGTCAAAGTGCTGCAATTAGCATCGAACAGTTGTGGAAATTGGTAAGAGAGGATGTGCAAGGATTGCCCGTTCCTTCTGGTGTTGATTTAAGAGATTTGATATAATGAATAGAGAAGCATTTCACCATTTGTCTCTTGATGCTGAAAACGGTAATGTCGTTGCCCAACAAAATCTTGCTAAAATATATGAGACAGGTGTTGATCTTGATGGAGAATTAATTCCAGAGGTATCTGTAGATTATCCAAAGGCATTAAAATGGTTTCATCTGGCTGCAGAACAAGGGTCTAAACTTGCTGTAGAAGATGGTAAGAATTTATATGAAAAAATGAGGCAGTGGCGGTTCCATCCTTCAGTCTCAGTATGGGGTCCACAAGATGAGCTCAATTCTAAGTAGGGAGAAGTTAAATAATGAATCTTAGTAATGAAACGGTATCTGTATTGAAGAATTTTTCAACAATCAATCAGAACCTTGTGATAAAAAGTGGTAATAGTATTTCTACTATTTCTGCTCAAAAGAATATAGTTGCACAGGCCACGGTAAAGGAAACTTTTCCACAAGACTTTGCTATCTATGATTTGAATGAATTTCTTGCTGCGTTGTCTCTTTTTGAAAAACCAGATTTAGATTTTCATGATGATTTCGTTGTAATAACAGAAAATGGTTCTGCGACTAAATCTCTTAAATATTGGTATTCTGATCCATCAGTTGTAACAACAACATCTAAAGAAATTACAATGCCAGAGTGTGAAGTTACGTTTTCTTTAGACAATAATCTGTTATCGGATGTTCAAAAGGCAGCTGCCGTTATTGGTGTTCCAGATATGGTATTGGAAGCAATGTCTTCTGGTAAAGCAATCTTGAAGGTGACTGACAAGAAGAACTCGACTGCAAATGATTATGCAGTTGGTATTGATGTTAATAATGAAGATGGAAAAGATTTGCCATATAAATTTTGGTTTAAAGTTGAAAATTTGAAACTTTTATCTGGTACATATTGTGTGGCAGTTTCATCTAAAAATATTAGTCATTTTGTTAATTCAAATGTTGCTATTCATTATTGGATTGCTTTGGAGCCAGAATCCAAATATGATGCTTAGGGGGATTTATGGCAGACACATTTTTGTGGGTAGAACAATATCGCCCCAATAATATAGAATCATGCGTTCTTCCTGTAGCTTTAAAAAGTACATTAACTGATTTTGTTAATAAAGGTGATATACCTAATTTAATTCTATCAGGTAAATCTGGTGTAGGAAAAACTACAGCGGCAAAGGCTATGTTAGATGAGTTGGGTTCAACTCATATAATGATTAATGGTTCTGAAGAATCAGGAATTGATGTTCTACGAACCAAGATTAAAAACTTTGCATCTACCGTTTCGCTTCATGGCGGCCGTAAGTATATTATTTTGGATGAAGCAGACTATCTAAATCCACAGTCAACTCAACCAGCCCTGCGTGGGTTCATGGAAGAGTTTCATAAGAACTGTGGATTTGTTTTTACTTGCAATTATAAGAATCGTTTAATACCGCCACTACATTCTCGTTGTAGTGTTATAGATTTTGCTATTCCTAATTCAGAAAAACCAACACTTGCAGCGGAATTCTTTGGCAAAGTAATTAATATTTTGGATGATCAAAGTATTAAATATGATAAGAGAGTTGTTGCAGAAGTAATCAATAAATACTTTCCAGACTGGCGTAGGGTGTTAAATGAACTACAAAGATATTCTGTGTCAGGAGCTATTGATGCAGGGATACTTGTAGATATTGCAGAAGTAAATATCAAAGAATTAATGCACTCTATGAAGAATAAGGAGGTTACTAATGTTCGCAAGTGGATTGTTGATAATTTGGATAATGATCCAGTTCGGTTGTTTCGTCGTATTTACGACAATGTTTATGACTATGTGGATATTAACAGTATTCCCCATGTGGTTGTTGTACTCGGCGAGTATCAATATAAAGCGGCGTTTGTTGCAGACCAAGAAATTAATTTAATGGCTTGTCTTACAGAAATAATGGCTAGGGCAAAGTTTAAATGATAGATATATTTGATAATGTATTAGAAGAACATAATGCTTTATTGATTGATGATGAAGTTAAAAAGATAAGTTGGAAATACGATTATTCATCTGAACCCAGTAAACCAAATAAGCATTGGCATGTTCTTTGCGGTCATAATGAAGAAGAGTGTGGCACATCAGGATATATTTGGGCCCATGATATATTTAATGCGTTCGTAAATAAATTTGATTTCAACTTAAAATATAATGTTGAGGATTATGAAAGAATTTATTGCAATGCTCATACGCATGGAATAGAACCTCATCTTCATATAGATGATGGTGATTTCACAATGATATATTACCCCCGAATCTATTGGAAAAAAGAATGGGGTGGTGGAACTTTGGTTGACGATACTCTTGTTTCTTATGTAGGTAATAGATTGGTTGTGTTTACTGCTAGTCTTCCTCATATGGCTATGCCTGTATCTAGAGAATGTTATGAACTAAGGACTAATGTGGTTTTTAAATGTTTTAAACAAGAGAATAAAGGTGACTGATAACAAGTTACTCCATATTGAAAGTATGCCACAAATAAAGTTGGGGTTTACTCAAATGGGGTTAGATGATGTGAATGTTATCAACATATATATTGATGAAAATGTAGATAGATTGCCTGATTTGTCATCGTCATTGGTTGGTCAAATAAAACAGAATGAAAAATCAAAACAATTAGAATTTGATTTAACCGATCTAGTTCCTAAAAAGTTAGGTGACTTTTTTATTAGGTTAGCAAAAGAGTATTCCGCTGCACATCCATTGTCTGCTGGGGTGCTTGAAAATATTGGACCAAAAGAAGATTATCAAATTAGAAAGATGTGGTCTATTCATAGTTATGCTGGAGATTATAATCCTATGCATGAACATGGAACAACAAGTGGAAGAGGTGTCTCTATGATTGCATTTCTTAAAGTTCCTCCACAAATAGCTGAACTGGAAGAAAAGTTTATAAATCCTGATGAAAATGAACATGGGAATTTACAGCATGGAAACTCAGGTGCCACTGATGGTGTTACTCAGTTTATTTGGGATATGAATAGTATGTACGATGCTCCTAGATTTAAACATCCTACATATGCACATGTATACCCACAGGTAGGAAAGGTTTGTGTATTTCCTATTTGGTTGCACCACCAAGTATCTCCATTTTTTGGAGAAGGGGAAAGACGAACGATGTCTTGTAATATAGATATAATTAATCATGTATGAACTAAAAGATTACCTTAATGCTATAAATCATACCAAAGAACCTCTTATGGATACTGAGGATGAACAATGGGAAAAGAAATATTTTCCTTTTATTGTAAATAAATGTGTCGCACCATTTCCCGATACCATTATGTTGGTGAATGAAATTAATCAATTACCCCACCTAGATAAGAAACTTCAGTTTGATTTTTTGATAAATAGTCTAAGACCAAGGAAAAGATACACACCTTGGCTGAAGGCGAAGAAATTAAAGAATCTAGAGTATGTTAAAGAGTATTATGGATACAATAACGAAAAGGCAAAAGTCGCTCTTGATATACTAAATGATGAACAAATTTCTGCCATAAAAAGAAAATTAAATAAAGGTGGAAGAGATGGACGAAATTAATTGGACACAGGAGCAGATGCTAGAGGTGGGGCTAAAAGAGCCCGATGATTTTTTAAAGGTACGAGAGACTCTATCTCGTATCGGTGTAGCTTCCCGAAAAGAAAGAAAATTATATCAGTCCTGTCATATATTGCATAAACAGGGCCGGTATTACATTGTGCATTTCAAAGAGTTGTTTGCTCTTGATGGAAAGAAAACTAACTTATCCAAGAATGATATAGCAAGACGTAATACTATTGCGAATTTGTTGAGGGATTGGGATTTGATTACTATTATTGGAGAAGTGGAAGAAGTTGCCCCCCTAAGTCAAATCAAGGTACTTTCGTTTAGTGAAAAAAATGAATGGACATTAGAAACCAAATATAACATAGGTAAGAAAAAAGAAGCCTAATGGAAAAGTTCAAGACATTCATTACAGAGGCAAAGGAAGACAAGTATCGTATTCTTGTAGTCTCTGCTGAACCAGATAATAATGAATTATTTCATACCGCACAAAGATTTGTGGAGGAAGGTAAAAAGGCTGGTCAACAAGTTTATGTTGTAAAAGTTGAAGGCGCAATTATCAGCTATGATGATGGTGTATATAAAATATATAATGCTGATGATACAGAAGGATTTGAAATAAGTTCTAGTAATACTATTGTCATTGTTCGTGGTTCTGTTCGACTAAAAAAGAGTTACTTAGATTTGCTCAGTCGATTAGAAAAAATTGGTGTTTGTATGGTTAACAGTCGAGAAACAGTAGAAATATCGGCCGACAAATATAGGACATATGTTAAGTTACAAGATTTTGGTTTGACACAACCTAAGACTGTTCTTATTCCCAACGGAGACACTTGGAGAGAGGCACTTGAATCATTAGATAGCAAGTTTCCAATTATTATGAAAACTCTGGAAGGGTCAAAGGGTGTTGGTGTATTGTTTATTGAATCGGAACGGCAGATAGAATCTTTAGTGCAATTACTCTATAATCAAAACGAAAATGTAGATTTGTTAATTCAAGAATATATTAAGACTGATGGTGATATACGAGTTATAGTTTTGGGTGGTAAGATTATGGCTTCCATGAAACGAGAAGTTGTCGAAGGGGATTTTAGATCGAATGTTTCTCAAGGAGCAAAGGTTAAAGAATATCCCCTAACAGAACTAGAAGTAGAACAAAGTCTGTTAGCTGCAAAGGCTATAGATGGTTCTTGGACAGCTGTTGATTTTATTTCCTCAAAGAATCCGAAGACAGAACCGCCATATATTCTAGAAGTAAATCATTCGCCAGGCACAGAGGGTATTGAAAAGGCTTCTGGTAAAAATCTAGTTAAAGAAGTTATTGATTTTTATTCTAATCCAGAAAATAGATATGCAGTTCCAATACAATGCGGTTGGGAAGAAATTGTCACAGTTAAACCATTTGGTGATTTAATTGCAAAATTTGATACTGGTAATGCTAAGTTTTCTGTTATTCATGCAGAAGATGTAAAAGTTAATGGCAAGAAAATTACTTTTACTCATGGAGATAAAACCATAACAACTAAGTTAGTTGGTGATTATGTTTCTATAACAGGTGGTGGAGAAGATAAAAGGTATTTGGTTGATTTAGATTTTGAATTTGCTGGTTCGTTTTATGGAAAAATTACATTTGGTTTAGATAATAGAGATGATTTTAACACAGATGTTTTGCTCAATAGAAAAACTATGAGAATGTTGAATGTAATGGTTAACCCTCAAAGGAAATATATTGTTACAACCAAATATGTTCTTGACAATTAACCTTAAATATGATACAGTTATTGAATGAATTTTTATACGAATGTAATTCAATGGGGAAATAATCTACTTGTTCGTGAAATTAAGAATGGTAAACGAACCAATTCCAGAGTTAGATATTCTCCTACACTTTACGCCCCTGTAAAAAAACAAACTCCATATAAAAATCTTGATGGTGGTTATGTCACTGATTTGACATTTACCAACATGAAAGAAGCTAGGGAGTGGGTTGATTCTATGAAGGATCAGCCTGAGCTTGTATATGGGAATACTCAATATCCTTACACTTATATTTCTGATACCCATAAAGGTCAGGTTGATTGGGATTTGGAAAAGATACTTATTGTAACGATTGATATTGAGGTTGAATGTGAAAATGGATTTCCCTCTCCAAAAGAAGCTGCAGAAGAACTCCTATCCATTACAATCAAAAACCATCAAACTAAACGTATTGTAGTTTGGGGTATTGGAGACTTTAAAACAGATCGTGAAGATGTAAACTATATAAAATGTGAAAGTGAAGTACATCTACTAAAAGAGTTTCTTGTATTTTGGGAAAAGTATTGGCCAGATATTGTTACCGGCTGGAACTCTGAGTTCTTTGATATTCCATATGTGTGTAATCGTATTAAAAAGTTATTTGGTGAAGATGAACTAAAACGACTTTCACCTTGGGGTGGTGTAAAAGAACGTGAAATATATCAGATGGGAAGACACCATCAGGTGTATGAAATACAGGGAATTGCTGCACTTGACTATTTTGACCTATATCGTAAATTTACATATTCTGCTCAGGAATCATATCGTTTAGACTATATCGCAAAGGTTGAATTGGGTGAAGAAAAAACTGGTAATCCATTTGAAACTTTTCGTGAATGGTATACAAAAGATTATCAGTCCTTTATTGAGTATAATATCAATGACGTTGAACTTGTTGATAAATTAGAAGACAAGATGAAATTGATTGAGTTGTGTTTGACTATGGCTTACGAGGGTAAGGTTAATTATATTGATGTACTTGGTTCTGTTCGTTATTGGGATATAATCATATATAATTATTTGAGAGAGAAAAATATTGTTATTCCTCAGAAAATAAAGGCAGAAAAGGTAGAGAAGTATGAGGGTGCTTATGTAAAAGACCCACAAGTGGGTATGCACAAGTGGGTTATGTCATTTGATTTGAATTCCCTGTATCCACATTTGATTATGCAATATAATATTTCACCAGAAACACTTATGCCCAGTGAAATACAAGAAGGAATGGTTGATAAGATACTTGACGGCAAGATTAGAAATACTACTGATCATTGTATGACCCCAAATGGTGCTTTTTTTAGAAAAGATAAAAGAGGATTTTTGCCGGAGCTCATGGAGAATATGTATAATGATCGAACAAAATATAAAAGACTTATGCTGGATGCTAAGCAAAAATATGAGGACACTAAAGACCCTAAGTTCCTCAAAGACATATCAAGATATAACAACATCCAAATGGCGAAGAAAATTTCTCTTAATTCTGCATACGGCGCTATTGGGAATAATTGGTTCAGGTATTTTGATCTTAGAATCGCTACTGCAATTACAACGTCTGGCCAACTTTCTATACGGTGGATTGAGAAGGCTCTTAACATCTACCTTAATAAAATCTTGGAGACAAAAAATGAGGACTATGTTATTGCGTCGGATACCGATTCTGTTTACATCACTTTTGACAAGTTGGTTAGTAACGTGTTTGAAGAGGGAACAGAACCTAGCAAAATTGTCTCCTTCTTGGATAAGGTTGCAAAAGAGAAGCTGGAATTTTTTATTTCTCGCAGTTATTCGGTGTTGGCTAAAACTATGAATGCCTATGAACAAAAGATGGTAATGGGTAGAGAGGTAATTGCTGATCGTGGAATCTGGGCAGCAAAGAAAAGATATATTCTTAACGTATGGGATAGTGAAGGAGTCCGATATAAAACTCCACAGTTGAAGATGATGGGGGTTGAAGCTGTTAAATCAAGCACTCCTGCTCCTTGTCGTGAGAAATTGAAACAAGCACTCAAAATCATTATGACTGGCGATGAGAAAATGCTAAATACATTCATACAAGAATTTAGGGATGAATTTATGAATTTGCCTCCAGAGGATATTGCATATCCAAGAAGTTGTAATGGTATAGAAAAGTTTAGGGGCGAATCATCTTTGTTTGCTAAAGGAGCGCCCATTCATGTTAAAGGAAGCATACTATACAACTATCTTTTGGAGAAAGAGAAATTACAAGACAAGTATGTAAAAATTCAAAATGGAGACAAGATAAAATTTCTCCACATGAAACAACCTAACATTTATCAATCATCTGCCTTTAGTTTCATGACAAAAATCCCAAGGGAACTTGACATTGTAGATAAAATAGACTATGATGAACAATTCGTGAAAAGTTTTAGCGAACCGTTAAAGTTTATTACGGATAAAATAAATTGGTTGCTGGACTCAAGTTATGGCGCCCAAGGAAGTTTAGAGGATTTTTTTAATTGAGATATTATCGTTATACTCTAGATGATCTAGAGAAAAGTGCAGCTCGTAAACGATTTACTTACATATCATTCTTCGCCGGCGGTGGTGGTTCATCTGCAGGCTATAAACTTGCTGGGGGTGATTGTTTATTTGTAAATGAGTTTCAACAAGTCGCAGTTGATACCTATCTTGAGAACTGGCCCAGTACTCCACATATTTGTGGTGATATTAAAAATGTCACTGGACAACAGATTATGGAAATGACAGGTCTTAAAGTTGGTGAGTTAGATATTTTAGATGGTTCTCCACCATGCCCTCCATTTTCTATGAGTGGAACTAAGAAAAAAGGATGGAACAAGGAAAAGACTGCTTATGGTTTGAAACAAAAGAATATCGAAGATTTAACATGGGAGATGATTCGTATTGCTGGTGAGTTGAAACCAAAGGTTATTATCTGTGAGAATGTCAAAGGTCTTACGATGGACTATGCAAGGGATCATTTGAATCGTATGGTTGCAGACTTTGAAGAATTGGGGTATTCTACAACCTATAAGGTAGTGAACGGTATTCATTTTGGTGTACCACAGAAACGTCAACGTGTGTTTATTATATCTGTACGAAATGATGTGTTGGATGATATCGACATGTCGTGGATGTTGATTTCATCATTATTCCCAGAGCCTGTAGATGAGGAACCAACTATAGAGGATGCAATTGGTGATTTAAGACTTGATAATGAAAATTGTGTTGAAGCAGTTGAACTGTGTGAGGTCATGAAGAAAAGTGCTAAATACAAATGGTTAAAACGTCTACCAAAGAACCCAGAGAAAGTTGTATCTGTGGGCGATGATGTTGTTGGACCGTGGTTTGAAAAAGTGATTGCACATAGAAAGAAATTTGGTAAGGAAGTACCAGAGAAAAAGAGTTCGTTTTACCAATCTCGCAGAGTGCCGTGGAATCAAGCAAGCCACACTCTTTCAGAACAGGGACTTCAAACCTCTTTGGCAGTGCATTTACATGCTGAAGAAGATAGGGTATATACAACCAAAGAGTCGAAGAGACTTATGACTTTACCAGAAGATTATAAACTTACTGGTACTCTCAATGAGAGACTTGCTCGTATGGGTCTAATGGTCGCTCCAATGCAAATGAAATATGTTGCAGAATCTATTTACGAAAAGGTATTAAAGGGATATCATGAAGTACATAACAGCTAAAACTGATTATGGTGAAAAAGAAACTTTTGAAAAGTGGAATGGTAAATTCTACTCTGAAAAAGATTTGGATGAAATAATTACTATCACCGAATCCATAACTGTGCTACGGCCGGATGCTACACTTGATGGCGAAGGTATTCCTATTGCATATGTCATAATTGATGCGTTTCCCAATGATGACATCCGAAATGTTTTATACGAGATAGAGGAAACTTCTGTAATGCGTGCCAACGCTGCCGGACCAATTTCTGTTGAAGCAATGAAAGAGAAGGGTCTGATTGAAGGAGAGCATTACAAATTACGCACACCCAATTCCTATTATGTCAAGACCAAGGGGGGCAAGTGGGGAATGATCGCTTATGCTAATGAGATAAATTCGGTCATGATTGGTGCAAAGCGTGGAAGATTTACAGGTAAGATTAATATCTCAAATGAGAAATTGTGGAAAAAACTGGAAGGTCTTTCTCAATACCATGAAGTTGCAATGAAGATCGCTGACCCCGAATTGTATAAACGACAGAGTACATTTGCAGAGGAAACGGTAGAGCCTAAATTTAGACATGGCATGATCACTACGCTGTCGGCAAATAGGTATAGTGCATTACAAAGTAAGGCTATGAGTATTCATAGTGACGGTAAGGACGTAGAATATACAACCATGTGTTGTTTCCGACAAGGTGAATATACAGGTGCGTATCTATCTTTTCCACGATGGGGAATTGGTTTGGATTTGCCAGATAATTGTGTCTGTATTGCAGATAGTCAGAGTTTACATGGAGTCACGCCGATTTATGGTGCTGGTCAAAGGTTTACCACAGTAGCATATACAGACCGTAGTTGTGCGACTATGGGGAATATGGGTAAGAGCGAGAGATTAATTGGAAGATTTGCGAAAAAAGAATCTGGCAATTTAGAGGAATTTTTTTGAAAAGGGACTTGCTAAAAGTTACTATATAATGTATATTATAATAACAATTGTATGCTGGGTATGAAGGTATACAATTTAACATTGCAAAAAGGAGTACAACTATGCAATTACTATTTGACGTAAAACGAAGCTTAGCGGCAAACCCCCCAAATTATCCAACAGATAAAGGCATTATTCATATTGAGAGAAAGCGTGGAAAGCTTTCATCTTTAAGAACTGAAAATGAAAAGGGTATTTCTTTACAACCAAGAGAAAAAAATCTTGAAGACACACAAAGAACTACAGAACATTCGTTTAGAGTGAATAATGTTATGTATAATAAAGAGGTGATGGTTGCCGAAGACTGTGACGATGGTGTAGAAGAACTAATTTCTGGTTACGGTAGAAAATATACCTTTGACAAGATGGGTGTTGATAACTATTTTTGGGATTTAGTTAAGTTTGAGAGTCCATACTGGAAGGCAATATGGAAAAGGAGACTTAATGCATCCAAAGACCACATTGCAAATGGAACTCCAAATACCGAAGGAACTTATCTAAAGGGTCTTGTAGAACTCAAAAAGACTACCAGCTTTAAGTTCAAAAATGATGATGATGTTAAAATAGCATTATTTGATATGTCTGATGAACAGTTAGATGAGGATCAGATAGAAAAACTTTTAAAGAAATTTAGAAAGAGTAATAGTATCGAAGAGGGTGTTATTGGACTTACACAAAAAGATGCGAATGATATTGCAAAAGCATTGGGTTTACCTTCAAGTGGATATGTCAAGGATACATCATCTCCAGCGTGGGATACCTTGGGTTATGTTCGATATAACGGAGATATTAGTAATAAGATTGTAGACTTTGTTAACCAATATAATAACTACGGTCAGAAAATTCTGATAACAGGATTTATTGAATATGTTGTGCATGATAGAATTGGGAAACAAAGAGAAGCTTGGATAAAACAACTTAATAAAGGTATTGAATGGATGAAAAATCATTTGGACAAACGATATCATAACATTTTGGAGTTCCAAGGATTTATTGCACAAATTAATACACCAGACGATACTCAAGGCGGTAATCCAAGAGAACGTGGTCTTGTTGATGTGAAGGGGAAGATAATTAGAGAATGATCGTAATGATCGGTGGTGTGCCTGCCAGCGGTAAGTCTACACTCACAAAAAATATTATTAGTGAATTGGGTTCGGCAGAATATGTCGAACCCATGAAGCTATTCCCATGTGAAAAACGTGGGGATGTTCTTGTTGTTGGTCGTTATCCAGAGGGTGAAACCTTTGGTGGAACTGATCGAATGAGTTATGGTGCGATCCCAAAGTTTAGTGAGTTTATAAATCAAGAACAACCAAAACATAAACATATATTCATAGAAGGCGACAGGTTCTTTAGATCAAAAGATATTGAGTGGTTAATAGAAAATCATGAAGCAAAAGTATTTGTTTTGCTCGTCAAGCAGCATCATGTCACTGTTAGTAGTGATGAAGAAAACCGTCGGCATATTCAACGTAAGGACACCCAAACAGAAAAATGGTTACAGGGTCGTAGAAGTCAGATAAGTAATATACTAACTAATTTTATGTTGATGAATGATATTAATGTCAGACCCAATGAAAATGAGAATGACAGTGAAAACATAAAAAAAGAGATTATGGAGTTATTGGCATGTTAGAAGTTCTCACAGATTGCTGTTCTAAGACATACCTTGATATGATGAAACATACTGCAATGAGTAGTTCATCATGGAACTTACTGAAGCCTATAGGCCTTGCCGACAAGCATTTAAAATTGGATATCATAGAAAACGAACCTCTGGAACCAATGCTTGCTGGTATGGCGATGGGACTTCTAATACAAATCTATGACAAGGGTGGAAAGGATTTCTTTCTTCCAGAGGTTTCGTATTGTTCTATTAGTATGAAAGACAGGTATAGAACTGACAACCGCCATATAGATCACGAGCATGATACTGACTATATAAAACTGCTTGGTGTGTTAAACAGCGATTGGGGCCCAGACGATGGTGGGCTATTTCTGCATGGAGATGAAGTTATGCCTCTGGTGCCAACACATTTTGCGATCTTCGATCCAAGGCTCACTCATTGTGCTTCTGAAATCACCACAGACAAAAAGAGATTGGGAATTGATTTTACGGTGAAGAAAAAATAATGGATAACTATATTCGGGTTTATAACAACGTAATGAGTTCCGAAAAGTGTCAACGTCTAATTAAGATGTTTGAATCGGACACAGAACATCATCAGATTCAAGATTGTGGACAAGGAGCAACATTAACTCAAATTAATTTACTACATTCACCAGATACAATATGGAAGAATGAAGCAAATGATATAGCAAATACCATAGTAAATTATGCCCACCTATATAAAAAAGACTGTTATATTAAGGACAATCAATGGCCAGAGAAATTTGGTTTTGAGCCACCGAAGATTAAACGATATTTGCCTGACGGTAAAGAAAATTTCCCAGATCATGTTGATGTTCTGGACCATAAAACTGCAAAGAGATTTTTGGCTGCCTTTATATATCTTGATAACAATGAAAAGGGACAAACTGTTGTAAGCCCAAAAGACGGTAAGTTTGTTTCTTTTTGTACTCGCGGTTCCCTGTTGTTATTTCCACCACTATGGCCGTGGGTGCATACAGGTATGTCTCCGATAGATAAACCGAAATACATTGTAGGAAGTTATTTACACTATCCTTAACCTTCACTAACTTCATTATATAAATAGTATTAATTACATTTTACATATGGAGACATTGAATGAGTTTGCAACAATACGTTCGGCAAGTTAGACCCCGAAACGAATCCTATATTTCCCCTGTAGATAAAGTTCAGAATTTTTTGTCTGAGAACATTGACTTTCCTTCTGAGGTATTGGACGGATTTGAATTTACTCAAACTGATAAGTCTCCTAAAGCAAGAGTTATAATTAAAGTTGTTTCTGATGATAGAGATACAGACAGAGATGAAATTCTTAGGCGATTAAAGAATGCTGGAATTTCAGCAAATACTACATCTACAAGTTCTTCTGTTGACCCTATTGATGGTAATCATGATGGAAGAAATTTCAGAATCAATGTGAAACCTAAGTCTGGCGGTATGGGAGAGAGTACACTTAATTCTAGTATCACAGAACTATTCCCCTGCATTGCATTTGAGAAGAAATTAAATCCTAAAAATATTGAAGATTTTATGGAAAAACTGATGGCAGTTGATCTCTCTAAATGTAAATGTATCATCTCGTCTGATCTTGACGCTGCCGAAAAAACTGTCAATGGTGCCGAGGGATCATCCAAATATAGAGATAAGATGGATGCTGCTTTGGCTATATTGAATTTTCTCAACGATCAACATAATGATAAATCTATAAAACAAGTTTATTGGGGATATCGTGGGAAACCAACTGGTGTTCCAAAAGGTCATCCTGGCGACATGTTCATAGAATACATGGATAAAAAGATGTTGGGTGTTAGTTTAAAAGCTGGTGGAAAGAAAACATCAGAACCTCAACTAAACACATATCATAGGACAATATTTGTGAACAAAAGAGGCCCTAGTTTTAATGACCAATCGGGGCACGATGCGTTGCGTACATTAATTTATAATCAAGTATATTCCAAGATTAAGGGTATGCCGCCTATAGATAATTTTGATGGTGGTAAAACTGGTAGACATAAAGATAAAGACAAGACTGTAAAGGCAATTAGTAAACTTTCAAAAAGGGATGCAGACAAGTATTATAATGAATACCTAGAATTGGCTAGACAGGGAATCATTGACAGACTAAACAAAAATACTAAACAAAGTATGCAATGGATAAAAGATGCAATTCTTAGAGAAGCACCTGATGTTCCTACAATAGTGATTAAGGCAACTGGTGGTCAGAATTATGAGGAAGTAACAGATAGGGATGCTGTTGGTGTATTTCTACCCCAAGTTGAATTTGTTAAGGCAGAGGCTGGAAGAACAAAACAAAATTGGATAATAGAGTTGATATCTGGTGATGAATCTGTTAAGTTAAGTATGACTATTCGATCAAGTAGTGGTGGTAAACTTAAACAATGGAGTCTCAAGGTTACATATAATGGATTGGCAAAATGATAAGCTTCAGAGAACTAACAGAAAATAGAGATGTTCACGATTTGTTCCTCTCCGAAGATAAGGGTGGTAAAAATCTTCACCTAGAACATCTAGAAGATGAGATAATCAACT